CCAGCTACAACTACCAGCCGCTGACCCGGCTGCGGCAGAAATTAGAATGGATGTATCGCGGCTCGTGGCTGGTCGGCGCGGCGGTCGATGTCGTTGCGGATGATATGACCCGCGCCGGCGTGACGATGAATTCCGACACGCCGCCCGACCAGATCGAAAAGATCAATACCGCAATCAACGAGCTGTCGATGTGGCAGTCGATCAACGAGACCATCAAATGGTCGCGGCTCTACGGCGGCTCGTTGATGGTGATGATGATCGACGGCCAGGATACCGCGACGCCGCTCGAGCTCGACACCATCGCGCCGGATTCCCTGCAGGGGTTCCTGGTGCTGGATCGCTGGATGGTGCAGCCGTCCTACGCCCGCCTGATCCGCGCCTGGGGGCCGGATTACGGCAAGCCGGAATACTACGATCTGGTGGTGCAGAACCCTTACTTGCCGCAGCTGCGGTTACACCATTCGCGGGTGATCCGTATGGACGGCATCGAGCTGCCGTTCAACCAGCGGATCAGCGAAAACCTCTGGGGCATGTCGGTGCTCGAGCGGCTGAACGATCGGCTGGTGGCATTCGACAGTGGCACCATGGGCGCGGCGCAGCTGCTCTACAAAGCGTATCTACGAACGTATAAGGTCAAGGACTACCGCAACCTCGTCGCGTTCAATTCCGAGCTGACTGAGAAGTTCCATAAACTTATGGATCTGATGCGGGCCTATCAGTCCAACGAGGGACTGACGGTGATCGACGCGGAGGATGAATTCGAAACGCATGCGTATGCGTTCGCCGGCATCCCCGAGACGTTGATGATCCTCGGCCAGCAATTGTCAGGTGCCTTGGGGATTCCGTTGACCCGGCTGTTCGGTCAGGCCCCGGCGGGGATGAACGCGACCGGCGAGTCCGACATGCGCAACTACTACGACATGATCAAAGCGGCGCAGCAGGCGCGGCTGCGGCGACCGCTGACCAAGCTGTTCAACATCATCTGGCGCAGCAAGCTGGGCAACGAGCCGCCGGACACGTTCGATTTTAGCTTCAATTCGCTCTACCAGCTCAACGAGATGGAAAAGGCCGAGGTCGCACAACGTGACACCGACACCATCAACATGGCGCACCAGGGCGGCATCATCACCACCCAGATCGCGCTGAAGGAGCTGAAGCAGAGCAGCATCCAGACCGGGCGCTTCACGAACATCACCGAGGAGGATATCGAGGCCTCCGAGGAAGCCCCGCCACCCTGGGAGCAGCCGGATCCGAACGATCCCAACGCGATGGGCGCCGGCATGCCGGGGCAGCCCGGGATGCCGGGAGCCGGCGGTAAGCCGCCGGGCGGCGCGCCACCCGGTGGCGGCGGTATCGGTGTCGGCGCCAAGCTGCCGCATCCGGCGGCCGCGGCGCCGTCCAGCAACGAGAGCGTGGAGAAGTGACCATGAGCGCAGTGCCATCGACCACCGGATCCACCCTGATCACCTGTGTCTACAACGACGAGGTGTATGGCGAGCCGGGGATGCTGTGGGTGATCCTGCACGACAACCCGGTGCTGGCGTGGCTGATCGATGACGCCGGTGCGGCGGGGCCGGCGCCAGTGATCCTCGGCACCATGGGGGGTGCGGGCCCGAGCACTGATCCGATCCTGTCGCCACCCTGGGGGGTGCGCGAGGGCAACATGATCTTCATCCCCGACATGGCGCGCGGCAGCGCCAACGATTTTTTCAACTTCATCGCCTTCAACAACGGCGCGCGGCGGGCGCTGTATGCCAAATTCGCCGACACCAACCTGACCATCGAATTCAACCAGTGGTGCAGCGCCAACCCGGCGCTGGCGCTGAAGGAGCCCCCCAACGGGGCGCCGGAACCGCCGCCGGTGACGTTCGTCCGCTCCAGCCAGACCGAGAGCGTGTGATGCTGACCCGCCCTCTGGAGCCGGATCTGTCGAGGGTTCTGGCGGCGCCGGCGATGGCAGAGCTGCGGGCTTACTGTGAGGCCGAGGGCACGGACGCCAGGAAGGTCCTGGCCAACCTCGCGGTGATGGCGGCGGAGATGAAGGCGTTGATCGATGCGGGGGAGATCGAAGAGGTGGTGCGACGCGACGCGGCGTATCCCGACCAGCAGCTGCTGGACCTGTTCAAGGCCGCGCTAACCAAGCATCTCGATGCTGGCGACTGACGAGGCAGAGACCCAGAGCGAACGCCGCCAGCGCCAGCGCGCCGAGGAGGACGCCCGCGCCGATGCGGCGTTCCGCCGGGCGCACAACGCGCAGCGCAGCTACGGCGCGGCGTTGCGCGGCTACGCCAAGCAGATCGCCCACATCGTCCGCTACCACGCCGAGGGCGACCCCTTGGTGGTGCCGCCGCACCGGCTGCCGCACCTCCTGGAGGCACTGCGACGCTACCGCCTCGGCACCACGCCCTGGGCGCGCGCCACCGGCTGGCGGATGCTGCTCGAGGTCAACCAGCGCAATCTGACGGCATGGCGCAAGCACGCCGCGGCGATGTCGGTGGCGCTACGCGCGGAGCTGGCCAGCGCGCCGATCGGCGAGGCGCTGGAGCGGCTGCTGGCACTGCAGGTGGGCCTTATCACCAGCTTGCCGACCGACGCCGCGGAGCGCGTCCAGGAGGCCAGCACGGCGGCCTTACTGAGCTCCGCTCGCTACGCCGAGCGGACGCCGGAGGTGGAGGCGGCGTTGGAGCGCGCCCACCCAAACGCCACCGAGGCATGGCTGCGGAACAGAGCGACTCTGATTGCCCGGACGGAGACCGCGCGGTCCGCCTCGGTGCTGGTGCAGGCGCGCGCCGAGCACATCGGCGCCGATGAATACGAATGGTTAACAAGCGGCGACTGGAAGGTGCGGCCGAGCCACAAGCGGCTGAACCACTCGCGGCAGCGTTGGGACGCGCCGCCGCTGTCGGATCCGCCGGACTACCACAGCCACCCCGGGCAGATCTTTAACTGTCGTTGCGTTGCGTTACCAGTCCTGCCAGAATGAAAGGGAAACAGTCATGGCAACACTTGAAGTCGCCCAGCCGTTCAGCGTGCGGCTCGATCCGATCCCGATGGACGCCGAGGTGCTTCCAGGCGCACGCGGTCCGACCGATCCGACCGTCTATCAGTTCCCGACGCCGGGCACCTATTCGGATGTGCCGGACGAGGTCGCCACGCACGCCTACACGCAGCCCAATCTGGTGGGCTACGAGGCGCCGCCGTTCAGCCTGCAGCCGGCGGACACCGTGGTGATGCAGCCGGACCCGGAGCCGCCGCCCACCGGTGACGAGGCGCTGGACGCGCTGTCGACCGACCAACGCGAAGAGATCGTGCAGCAGCGCCGCACCGGCCAGCGTCGCCCTGAGTATGGCGCGCGGTCAGACCGGCAGCAGCGCGCCGACCAGACCGCCGAGCACGCCCGCGCGGCCGAAGAGCAGCAGCGGCCAACCCGCGAGGCATAGGCCATGCCATTGACCGCCAAAGGCTCCAAAGTCATGGCAAACATGAAGGAGCAATATGGCGAAGAAAAAGGCGAAGAGGTCTTCTATGCCTCCAAGAATAAAGGCACCATTAAGGGTGTCGATAATACACCCTCGATGGAAAACCCCCGCGACCACACGTGGCCGGTGGCGCTGCCGGGCGATACGATCTTGCAGATCGATGTCTATCGTTCCGGCCGCGTGAAGATCCGACGGCGGTAGCGCGCCATGGAATGGGCTACTATTACCCGGCTGTCGCCGCACTGCGATGAAACCGCCGAGGGCTATCGTATATACAGAGATGTGCCGATCGCGCGCACCGGCACGCAGATCTACTGGGAGAACGAGGTGCCGCCGCTGCGGGGCGACGTCGGCGGCAGGGTGCATGTTGAACGCGATGCCGCGGAGGTGTTCGACCCTGCCAGCATCCGTTCGTTTGAAGGCAAGCCTCTGGTGGACGATCATCCCTGGGAGCCGGTAGGCCCGGACAACTGGGACAATCTGGCGGTCGGCTACGTGGTCAACCCGCGCCGCGGCCAGGGGGTGCACGACGATCTGCTGCTGGCCGATCTGGTGTTCACCACCCGGCGCGGCATCGACGCGGTGAAGCGCGGCAAGCGCGCGATCAGCGTCGGCTATAACGCGGCCTACGAGCAGACCGCGCCAGGGCTTGGCCGGCAGAGAAGTATCTTTTGCAACCATGTTGCCCTGGTGGACGAAGGCCGCTGCGGCGCGCGCTGCAGCATCATGGATGGCCGCACGGTCTATGACTATGACGGCGTGGACGAGGCGCCGAAGCCGGCGCCCAAGAAATCGATCTTCGAGCGTTTCAGTGCCTACCTCGACGCCTGGAACGAGGCGGACCATCCGCGCGGCCAGCCGGACAACGCCGGGCAATTTGCAGAGAGTCCTGGCGGCGGCAGTGGTCCGAAGGCGGTGGGGGCTGCGAAGCCCAAATGGACGACGAGCCAGAAGAAGAACGCCGAGATCGCCGCCGGGATCCTGCGCGCCGCGGGCTACAAGGCGATGACGGTGAACCCGTCGGGCAGCAAAACCAATTCACGCTTCGCCGCGATCGGCAGCGCGACCAATGGCATCCTGGTCAACCCGCGTTCCAGTTTCTGGAAGGACCCGGAAGCATCCGCCAAGCTTAACCAGGGACATCTGGCGACAGCGAACCCGCTCGGCACTCTGCTGCACGAGATTGGCCACCTCGAGCATCCCGATGTGCGCAGCAACTGGATGGCAGAGCGGGAAAAGACCATCGCGCAGAAGGTCAGCAAATACGCCGGCACCAATCCCAAGGAATTCGTGGCCGAGACGTTCGCCGGGCTGCACAGCGGCCAGGACTACGACGACGAGGTCATGGGGCTGTTCAAGGCGCTGACGTGGCGTGCCGGCGCGCCCCGGCTGCCGGAGCTCGGCAAGACCAAAGAAGCGAAGGTCCGCTACGCCGAGATCAAGGCACTCGCCGAACGCGTGAAGGGGTTCAGGGCGCTGCCGAGCGGCGGCTCGTCGGCGATCGGCAGGTGGGTGCCGATGTATGAACTGCAGAGCGCGCTAAACGATCTGTGGGACACCCGCATGCAGGAGAGCGGCAAGCTCTCTAAGGCCGACCAGGAGCTCAACGACACGCTGCGCGCCGAGGTGACGCGGCGCTTCACCGAGGACCACAACGAGCGCGAGAAGCGTGCCGACGCCTACGCCTACATGAACGACGAGGAATTCAAGGAGGCGACCCGCCTCAGCTTCGGTGGCGATTCGCGCATGAAGCCGGGCATGAAGGCGCAGCTTGGCCGGTTGCCGGCAGCACACATCAGGCGCCTTGCGACCACCATGCACGTGCGCGCGGTGCAGGAGATCGAAGCGCTGTCGGACGATCATCCTTACGCGCCCGGCATGCATCCGGCCGGGCTGTTTGAACCCGACATCGGCAAGATCAGGGTGGCCGATCAGATCACCCTGCCGGACGGCTCCACGCGCATGCTCGCCTCGCGCGCCGCAACCCTACGTCACGAGGTCGGTCACGCGATCGATGACATCACCGGGCTGTCGTATAACCCGGTGCTGCTGGATGCGATCGAACAGGGCATCAGCAAGATGACCCCGGAAGAGCGCAACGTCGCCGCCTACTACCTCGCCGAGAAGTATCCGGTCGCCAGCGAGTTCGCCAAGAACCGCGCGCGCGCTTCGGAGATGTTCGCCGAGCTCTACGCCTACGCCTACAACGAGGGCGCCGAAGATGCCTGGAGTTTCGGTGGCCTGTCGCAGCAGCGCCGCTTTGAATTGTTCGGCAAGGCGCGGCAGATCCTGCGGCAGAAGCTGGCCGAGGAGATGGACGACCGCACGCTCGATCAGATGTTACGGGAGGCCGCATGATCGACTACGGCTACCGTATATACGATGGTCTGGACGGACGTTTGCATTTCGACCAGATCGTGGCCGGCCGGGTGTATCCGCTGCAGCCAACTGACGACGACGAAAAGATGCCGCGCGGGTTCTACGCGCCGGACTTCACCTATCTCGGCAACGAGGGCATCAGCGACGCGGCTGACTGGACAGCCGACGTTGACTGGCCCGATGCCTGGGAGGAGAGCAAGCACCCGCGCGGCCAGCCGGAGAACAAGGGGGAATTCGCCAAAGGCGGGGGCGGCGGCGGATCCGGCGGCGGCAAGCGGGAATCGTTCGGCAAGAGCTACGTGCGCGCCGGCGAGACCGGCGAGAACACCGCGGCCGGGGTTAAGGCGGAAGGCGGCAAGCAGGCCAAGGAGGCGGTCAACAAGATCGCCGGCAAGGCGTTCAAAACGATCAAGGGCGCGTTGGGGGCCGAGGACTATGAAATTGTCCACGAGCATTTTAAGGCCGCCAAATCCAAACCCAAAGAACGCGCCAAAATCGGAGGGTATTTGAGGCAGATGGCCAAGGCGGGCAAGAATCTGGCCAAGGCGCATTTGAAAGAAGAGGCGCACCACGCCAAGCACGCGGTGGGTGCGCTGCGCGCACTGGCCACCGGCAACAAGCCGACCAAGCAACAGGCCATGGGGCTGTTCTCCTACGGCGCGCGGGCGCTGATGATCACCGGCTCGATGGCGCTGGGTGATCCGACCGGCCACTCGGGGGCACTTGCCGCGACGTTCGCCGAAGACGCGGTGCACCACGTGCTGCTCGAGCATGCGGTGAAGCTGTTCGTGGGTGGCGGGTTCGGCATGATCAAGGGCGCTGTCGCCAAGCCGGAGCGCGACGCAGACCCAGGCTGGCGCCCGGATCAGTCAGACGACGAGCCGAAGGACGGCGACCCACCGGACGGTGATGAGTCTGACGATCCCGAGGAGATGAGCGACGAGGACGCCGCGCTGCTGCAGAAGTTCTTGGAGTGTCTGGCGGACACCGTCGAGGATATGACCGAGGAGGACGCCGTGCGCGTCCTGGCGCAGGGCGAGACGCCGGATGAGGACGGCGACGACGATCCTGACGGCGATGATGATGGCGAGCCCCAGGCCAAGGGCAACGACGACCAGACCCACGACGTCGACCCGTGGTGGACGGCGGACATTGACTGGGATCCGGCGGAGCATCCGCGCGTCCCCGGGGGTAGCGAGAAGGGCGGCGAATTCACCGCGGGCGGTGGCGGTGGAGGCGGTGGGGGTGAGACCGGGAAGGGCGCTGGCGCCGGCCACACGTTCGTGTCGCCCAGTGTCCACGAAGACCTGGACTTCGGCAGCGCCAGCGCGGGGCTCCGCTCGGAACGCCAGAAGATGCTGGAGACCGCTGCCGACGAAATCGACACCGCGCTCGGGCTGCGCAGTCGCCACCGGGCGGTGATCGGGGCGTGGTCGGACGGCGCCGAGAACACCGTGATGACCGAGACCGACGGCGGATCCTGGGAGGCGCTGAAGCTGGCCGCGGCGATGAAAGCCCATTTGAGCAACCAGAAAGCTGCCCTGGTGTTCCAGCGATCGCCCGACGGCAACGCCCATCTGTATCAATTCGAAGCTAAAGGAAGCCTTGACAAAATCCACCAAGACATGCTTGACGATGGCGTCGCATTCCATTCCATCGTCCCGACCAAGGACGGTGCCACCGTCTACGCCGTTGACCTGGAAGGCGACGCGGCGGAGGCATTTGAAAGAGCAGCAGGGCACTATGGCACAACTCCCACGTTCCAACGCGGCAAAGCCGAGCTCGTCGGCAACGACGCCGGCAAAGGCGACACCCCTGAAAGACAACGGCACGAAGCGCGGCTTGCCTACAAGCGAATCATTGAAAGCTCGGGGGTGGAAGGAGCTGACCGGATCTGGAAACGGATACTTCCTACCTATCGGACCGCGTTCGGCATAACCGAGTTTGAGCCGGAGGAGACCACCAAGCCGCTGCCCGGCAGCAAGGGGCATCCGGCGCTGATCTCATCGCGCGAGCCGAGTTCGGTCGATGCAAAGGCGGGTGATAAATACCGCCGCGCCGACATGAAGGGCATGAAGGAGGATCGGAACAAGGATCCCGCGAAGGACACTTACACGCAGAACATGAACCTGCTGAAGGACCACGACGGGTATCCCAATTTGCGGCCCGAGGAGACCGAGGGGAAGACGCCGGAGCAGATCGAACGCGCGGCGATCAATCACGCCAAAGCTAACCTGCGGTTTCTTTACGAGAACGCACCGGAAGAGGTCCGCCAGCAGGGGCCGCTTTGGTATGAGGGCGCGCATAACATGGCGGTGGCCGCGGCGAAGAAGTGGAAGATCCCACTGCAGAGTGCCGCGGGCGTCTACGCTGCGCTGTCGCCGCAGAAATTGTGGGACCAGAACGTCAAGCTCGGCGACAAGGTGATGAGTATATACAACGAGCAGCAGCATACCGCGTGGTCGCCGGAGATGACCGCGACCGCGCGGCGGATCTGGAAAGAGAAGGACCGCGCCCTGCTCGATCGCATCGGCGGCAAGACGCTGGCTGAGCTGCAGCTGCCGGCCGAGAAGGCGATGTGGATACGAACGTATGACGAGGCGCACGATCCGGAGCAGCATTTTGAGCGGCTGGCCCCCGACGGCACGGTGTTGGGAACGTGGGTCAACCTGGATGGCAAGCCAGCGAAGAACGCGTGGCAGAACACCGGGGCGATCGCCAACGCCATTATCGCACTGGAGTCCGGCGGCAACCGCGAGCGGCTCAGTCAGGCGATGGGCGCGCGCCATAAGGTGCGGTCGTTCTACAACAACATCCTGGATCCGCACTCCGCCAATCACGACGTGACGATGGACACGCACGCGGTCGGTGCGGCGCTGCTGCGGCCGGAGACCCAGCAAAGCACCTCGGTGATGCAGTCGTTGGCCACGGGACCGAAGGACGAGGCCCATACGCCCCCTGGCTGGAAGGGCGCCAGCTCGTCGAACGTCTCCGGCACGAGCGGCACCTACCCGCTGTGGGCGGACGCCTACCGGGAGCTGGCGGACGAGCTCGGTATCGAACCCAGGGTGCTGCAGTCGGTGACCTGGGTGGCCAAGCGCAACCTGTTCGACGACCGGATGACCGAGGAGACGCGCCAGGGCGTCGAGCAGGCGTGGCGCGAGTATCACGCCGGCTCGCGCACGCTGCAGGGCACGCAGCAGCACATCCTGCGGCTGGCCGGCGGCATGAACAAGCCGCCCCCAGGCGTCGCCGGTGAGGCGAAGCCGAGGGCGAAGAAGAAGGCGAAGGCGGCATGAGCAAGTGCGCGGACGACCCGGTGGTGGAGCTGTTGTTGGCGGCGAAGGTGCCGGTCACCCGGCAGAACTGGATCGACGCAGCATATGGCCACGAGGTGCCGGAGCCCTGGACAGCGCTGGAGGAGGACGAGGTGCCGGAAGAGCTCCAGGATTGGACCAAGGTGGCAGTGGAGGACTAGGCGTCCTCGAACCGCCAGCCGTCGGTGCCGCGCTGGACCCGCTCGTGGCCCGCCTGACGGCTGATGCCAGCCGCCTCTGCAGCTGCCGCGATTGACTGGTAGCGGCCGTCTGGGGTCACCACAGGGCGATACAGGGGGTGGTTTGGCGCTGCCATGTCATGCTGGTTGATCCACTCCTTGGCCGCCCTGAG